TGGTGTGCTAGACATACCAGCGTAAAACATATGTTGTTTAAAAGAGATAATGAACTTAGCGTTGGATACAGCACTTTCACCTACATCTGTTGCAGCTAAAGAAGAGTTAAATATAGTAGGAGGATTAGCACCGTCAACTACAATTATTTTATCAGTACCGTCAAAGTTAAATCGTTCAAACCTATATTTACCTGCGTTAGTTCTTCCTGTATCGCGTACTGTCCAACTTTCAGATACTATATCACTTTTAGCGTGGGCTGCTGCTGTAGTAGATGCTGTTGCTCTAGTCACTCCTGTAAAAGTAGTAGCTGTAATACCTGTGTAAGTAAATATCTCACTGTTTATTTGTAAAGTACCACTAGAGCTAAATCCTGAAGTAGAGTCTGTATTAATAGTGCCTGAACCTGTCATTGCAGTATTAGCAGCTATAGAAGAAGCAATAACGTTACTAGCTGAACTCCATATCTTTTCACCTCTAGCAGCTAATATATTGCTACTAAAGTCTGCAACCATTAGTACTTTCTCAGAGTCTGCAGTAGTGTAAGGTACTACATGATTAGCATACTTTTTAAAGCCACTAATACGTCTGTAACCCCCTTGAATATCGGGTTCAAAGTTTTCTAGTTCTAATGCTTCTCCTGGTTGCATCATAAACGTAGAACGATTTAGGATTAGACCACCCTCACAGTTAAAGGAAGCTGGTTCTACCTGTGAACTATCTGGCATATTAAGATACTCTTAAAGCGTTAGGTCTTGCAATTGAAGACGTTCCTAATGGGTATGTAGAGCGTAGGTACTCAAAACGATTAACTAATAGAGATTGCATACTTTTTATACCGTCATTAAACAACTCCATATTTAATTGGTACTGAGCTACCTCACCTCTATATTGATATACAAAAGCAGTAGCACCTGCAACTATTACGTAAGAAAATCTATCTGGTATAGTTGTAGTGTCACCGTGTGCCGCTAAATCATCAGGAAAAGTAAAATAGTCGAACTTCACTTGATATGACTTTGTGGGATGTGGAAATAATAAATAATTGTTGTCTGGCTTTCTAACTACGTACTGAGGTATACCACCACCGTCAAACTGCGCTACAGTTACACCACTATCGTGGGCAGCCGCTGTAGTAGAAGACGTAGCACGAGTTACACCTGTAAATGTAGTAGATGAACCTAGGGCTGTATAAGATACAATTTCATTACCTATATACAAACTACCTGATGCAGAAAACCCTGATGTACTAGCTACCGTGATAGTAGTAACTGAGTCAGTATGCGACGTACTTAATGTAGTAGTCTCTATTTCATCTTCTTGAGAAATATACTTATCAATGTAATCATTGTAGTTTAATATCTTTAGTTTACCGCCTGAGCTACCTAAGTCAGAGTCTTTAGCTACTCTAAATGTATTGTAGTCTACTGTCTTAGTAGAGGCTGGTAGTGCATAAGATAGTACACCTGCTGTTAGAGTTTGAGTTGCAACAGCATGATTAAATGGGTAATTATGTTCTCTTTGATTTATATAACGTATGGATTCGTTAATAGCATTTTGAGCTTGTACCTGCATACCTCTAGCTGATGTAAAGTTAGTGGCAGTCAACGTAACTTCATTTAATTTAGTTATAACTTTATTAGTTAACGTGAGGTATGTCTCAGCCATTGTAGCTCCTATGTGGTGAAAGGGGCAAGTTGCCCTGCCCCCTCATTATAGTAATTTAAGCTAATAGATCTCTATCAACTTCGTTAGCGTCGTAACTTCCAGGATTGTCTATGTCCATAAGAACCATCCAAACCCTTATTTTACCACCCGTAGGTGCTGTACCTGCTGCTTGAAGTTCCAGATCTAAAGTTGCTGCTAAAGAACCTGTAAGGTTCGGAAACACTGCAGGAATCATAGTAGCATAGGAACCAACCGCCATAGCGTCTGTGTCCATTGCCGCAACAAACGCATCAACATCAATACCAATACCACCTGTAGAGGCAGTAGTAATACCTAAGTTGAATGTTGTGTCGTTTGATTCTCCAGTTAGTAGAGCCTCGACTTCGTAACCTGCAGCCATAATAAGTGTATCTGTTGGTATTGTGAAGATTTGCAAAATATCGTTTGCAGCAAGAGCCGCAGCGTTTTCTGTGTTTTCTACAGCAATATCAATAGTATTACTTACTAAGTATGGAGCAGGAGCAGAAGGTCTGTGTACTGCTTGTAAACTTGATGAATATGTAGCCATTTGTCAGTCCTCCCTTACGCTGCGTTGTATTGTGCAACAGTGATAGCTTCAGGACGAAGTATCTTTCTGCCGTACAAGTGCATCCCACGAACAATATCAGCAAAGCTATCAGGGTCTCTGTAGGTTTCTGTTTTATTGATCTGTTCTGCGGTTGCTATAGCTGAGTCGTGTCCAGCTACGATTACACCATAGTTAGCGATTTGGTTTGTAGTACCTGTAGTACCTGGACCTGTGCCAACTGCTGGTAGGTTACTAGAAACGTATACACGGAAGCCGCCTAAATTGCTGACTGCTAAACCATTACGTATACTTCCTGACGCACCGAAATCAGCGTTATGAAGACGTGAATCTTCATCTCTTAGGATTTCCATGAATACTGGGTCAATGACTAACCAACGACCTGCTGTATCAACTTGTTGTTGATCAAGCAAACGAGCCATACGAGCTACTACCATAAGAGGTGAAGCAGTCGCTGTTGGAAGTGCAGTTGCACCAGGTAGACGAGCAGCAATCGGAATTGAGTGCGCCCCTGCGGAACTTGTAGTAATGTTACCAAAAGAACCCTTGTTAAGCTTCATACTGGACAACAATTCGTCTGTGCCAGCGGAAGCTACTGCAACAGTACCATTAGTAGTTGCATTTACCGCGTCGGCAGATGAACTAAGTGATGACTGTTTGTAACCTGCTAAGTAACCAAGAACTTCTTGGTCATAATTATCAGATAAACGATATGCAGCACGGTCTGTTGCAAGTTGCATGAAGTTAACGTGTGAATGAGCTTCTTCAATGTCGTCCATTTTAAAAGCAAAGTAGTTTGCTTTGTCAATTACGAGTGAGAAGTCTTCATCGTCAAGATCTTGCGCTTGAACTGATGTGCCACGGGCATATGAGCTAACTGAAATTTCTGGTTCTTTAATGATCTTGACTGTGTCGCCTTGACCACTAATCTCCCCCATATAATCAGAGTTAGTTATATCGCCCACAACAGTACTCTTGCGGAAAGCAAGCTGTACTTTTTTTGAATAGATTACAGCACTAAAATTACCATTAGGTAAATTGCCATAACCTGCTGCGGATGTGAAAGCCATAGTATAATCCTCCATTAAGATGTTTGGCTTGAGTTAAAAGCGTAACACTTGTCGAAGAGGCTGACGTTTTTTAAGGTGCATTAAAGCTAACTATGCCTAGCTAGATGTAACGGGCTTATACTTGTCAGGTAGTCTTAGTAAGTAGTGTAGGCTTGGGGTTTATAAATAACCTAACTTTAAGAGTAGCTACATATCTGAAGGGTCTTAAAGTTATAGGTTATCTATCTTGTATAGTTATATACAAATAAAACACATTGTCAACAACTAAATTAGTTTAACGGGCTGCTCCCGATATATCGTAGAAGTTAGGGTTATCTCTAGATGATTGAAGTATAGCATCTTGATTCTTTTCGTAATCAGCCATAGACATTTTCTCTACCATAGATTCTGTGTACTTAGGCTTAGAGGAGTTTTGCTCTGGGTTAGCTGAGTTACGCTTAGGTACAACAGCAGATGCTGCATCTTTAGTGTTAGATTTTTTACCTCTAGTATCCATACCGTTGTCTACTTTATATAGGTCTATAACTCGTACAACAGACATAGGATCATCTGAGTTTTCGTACAAGGCATCTTTAACCCACTTAGGTTGTACATCTGCCCAGTCGTGAAATGCATCACTAGCTTTTAGTTCATCAAAGTCAGAGTGAGACTTACGTATTTCTGTTTCAGCTTTAGTTCGTTCAGCTTCAGCGTTTATCTCGTCGATACGTTGTAGCCTATCTTCTGCTTGGCTAAACTTCTCTTGCGCTTTCTTCTCAGCTATAGTTTCTACTATGGCAGCTACATCAGGGTACTTCTCTGCCCACGCACCTATATCTTCGTCTGACTTAGGTGGTCTTATATCTGCTGTTGGCTCAGGATTGTTAAGACGTTGTTCTAGAGCTTTAATCCTGGCGTCTTGTTCGTTTATGTACTTACGAGCATCTGTGTGTCTTTTCTTGTAAGTCTTTTCTTCTGGGGTAAGGTTTTCTTCCTTTTTAGCTTCAACTTCTACGGGTTCTTCTGTAGTAGCTTCTTCTTCAGTAGCTGTAAGTTTATCTATTTCAACTTGCTCTTCTTCGATGCGTCTCTTATTAGCGTTATTGTGTTTACTATCTACGAAACCTGCTGTTTTAGGTTTACTCATTGTTTCTAGTTCAGGCATATATGTATTTCCTTTTGTTATATGGGGTCCGTAATTTGACGGAGTAGCCTAGTTGTTATTTTGCCTTATTTGTATTACTGTGTCAACCTTATGTTTTCTTTCTGCGTGAGATAAAACCGCCTTTACCCATGAAATCTTTATCTCCTGGATCTATAGTATTAGATTGTCCACCACCTCCACCTCCTACAGAAGATTTTCCTCCTGGAAGGCCTGATGACCCAGAACTAACATTACCTGTAGATATATCTTGTATACTTTCTGTACTTTCAACTGTATTATTATTAGGATTTTGTGAATCTTGCTTATTAGCATAGTCCGTGTTAAATTTTCCTAAAGCATTAACAGCCCAAGAAAACGGACCTTTATAGTCCATCATTGATTGTGCTTTACTCTTGTAGTCTTGTTGTTGTGTTGATGACATTTTACTATAAGTAGGTCCCATTGGTGCATTGTTAGGATTGTTTTCTCCTCCATCACCTTGTTCTACTTTTTTCTTTTTTACTGGTCCTGTAGGTGCAGGTGCAGCTTCCTCTACTATAGTTTCTGCATCTTTAAACGAAGAACTACCGTAGCCTCCTTGTGTTCCTGGGGTTAACCAAGCGTAAGGATTAAAAGCTTCATTTAGTTGTTGCTGTTGCATACGATATAACATTTCATCTGAATCATCTGGAACATTAGTGTGATCTCCACCATGAGCATACCCTTGAACTACGCCACCCTTCATAAAGCCAACGCCTTTAGCAGCTAACTTCTGTTGTAATGCAGGGTTCTTCTGTACGGAACTCATTATACGTTCTATAAGCTGATCCGTTTTAGCGTCAGCTTCCATGTTCATAGATGCTTTCTGTGTAGGTACGCCTCCTTGTTCACTTTGATCTAAACCTTGTTCTAGACCACCCACGTTAAAGCCTACTGCACCACCCTCACGAGCTTGTAGCACAGACTCTAGCTGTTGCATATCTTCTGGTGATA